TTCGGCGGGGTGCATACGGCGACGGATCCCACTCGGTGGCGTGTCGTGTCTAAGAGTGTCCGCCCTGCCGACGATCAGGCCACGTTCACTTTCAACGTTCAACAGTTCGGTGCGGTGACGATACCGGACCCTCAACCTACTATCCACGGTCTGGTCGGTTGGGCGCATTCGTGGGACGCTTCTGAGCTCTACGTTGGCGATGTCGAAACGTGGGAGTCGGGGACTAGCTCTGCTGTCTTGACAGCCGACACTACATTCCCCACGGCGTCCCGCACTTCGGGTGCGAACGGGACTCCGGGTGTGACGTTTGACGGTGTCGATGACTTCATGGAGACATCTACCTTCGCTGCCGATATACCCACTGGGTCGACCCAAGTGGCTATCGTTCAGGTGCTCGAGACTGTGCCCTTGACGGGCAACAACTTGATAGTTGGCTCGGGAGCCACAAGCAAAAGGCAAGAGATATGGGTGCTGAGTTCCGGCAATGACTTCTCTCTCTACTCCGGTGCTTTCGGGACGGCGACCTCTGATGTGACTAACGACCATACTGCCATCTTCGCCAAGTACGGCACCAGTGCCGAGCTGTATATCGACGGCACAGACTACCCCATCTCGTCGTCCGGCACCAGTAAGATGGACACACTTCGCCTCGGCGGCGGGCAAACTGCCTACTTCACTAGGCTAAACTACGTTGTTACAGCGGTTGGAATCTACGACGGCGATGTACGGCTCGATCCGGGGTGGGATGATCTGGTTACCCATGTCTCTGACGTTTATGGATTGAGTTTGGAACCATGAGAAAAAACGAGGGCCGTGACGTTCCTGTTCTGGGTAGAGAACTGGCCGATCTCGACGTCCAGTCTCAGGACGAGTTCACTAGGGTGGACACTACCCCGAGGACCACTAACGAGTGGCCGGGGGATGTCCTTTACTATTGGATTTCCCAGCCGGGGTTTTTGCAGGCGGGGACAAGTATCCCGGTGGTTCCTCCTCAGACCGGCCAGCTCGTGTCTTGCATGATTACGTTTGAGTCTGTCGGCACTAATGATGTGACTATTGATCTGTTGAAGAACGGGGTTAGTTCGCAGACTTGGACGCTTTCCCCTACCGATACGAGTCCGTGGCAGGCGATCATTAACCCGAGGGTTGCGGTTGACCAGAACCAAGATGTTTTCTCGGTGGATGTGACGGACAACGGTGCGGGTGCTGCCTATTGGGTGAATTTGTCGGTGCGTCTTGGGGTGGGCACTTTCAACGCTTTGGCTTGGTCCCCGGATCCGTGACCGTCCCAACCTTTATCTCTTCGACTTATACGACTTCGTATCCTTCGGCTTCTAACGGCGATCTTGTTATTGGTTGGGGTAGGTCTACTCAGTCGACTCCTACCCCGTCCGCTCTCGATGTCGACTTTACTGTGGTCCAAAACGCTTATTGGAATAACGAGGGTATTTGGGTTGGTCAACGGATACATGACGGGACCGAGTCTGCATCGTATGCGGACGCTTACGGGTTTATTGTGTTCCGCAACGCTTCTTTAGTCGAAAACTCGAGCGCTGAACGTGGCGAGGCTTCTTCCGCTTTCGACCTTCTCGCTCCCAGGCTGTGTTGCGCTAGGGACTCGATCTTTTGTTTCTTGCAGGAAACTCGGTTGGCGAACGCTCAAGATGACCTACCGGGGGCCTATACGGCTCTGTTCTCCACTCCTGCTTCCCCTCACTTTGTTGGCGGTTATATGACTACTGTCACGAGGGGGGTTGAGGTTGGTGGCGAGGAGTACGGTTCGACGTCTTCGGCGGACTATGCCGGTGTTGGTTTCGAGGTGGTCCACTCCGGGGGTCCGCCTGACACTACCTCGACTAAGACGTTGACTGCTTTGGCGACTGGCGAGTCTTACCCTTCGACCTCTTTAGCTGTTGGCGATTGGGTTTGTTACTGGCAGCGTGCCGGGCAATCCACTGTCATCGACTCAGATGTTTTGGACGATTTCGCTCATTACAATAGTGGCCGTATAGAGAACGCTGCGGGGGTCTGGGTTGGTTGGCGTCAGCACGACGGGACCGAGCAGGACGTTTATAAGCGGAACGTTGCTGGGGATAGGCCGTTCACTACTTCGGGGTTTATCTCTTTCGGCACTGCTGGTCTGTTGCCCCCCGGTAACGCTCGTGCGCAGGAGAACGCTACGGTGTTTGATACACCCGGTGTGTTCGTGGATGCTGACGCTTTCCATGCGATTGTCACGATGTATGAGAGCGGTTCGTATGATCCTGCTACCGAGTGGGTTCAGGGGTCTACTAGTTGGACGGTGGTGTATAACCGCCAGCAGGGCGATGCGGAGGCTTGGGGGACTACGTACCGCTCTAGTCTCGCTTACCGGCAGAACGATGGCATATCGGGCTATTGGGGCGGTGAACCTTATGGTTCGTCTGGTGGTTCCGACTTTGGTTCTGTGGCGATGGTGTTCGGTTCCTCACCAATGTGGTGGGTTGATAAGGGGGCTCCCGGTGGGGCCACGTGGTATCTGGGGACGTGAGAGGTATGACTCCTGCTGGGTGGACTTGGATCGCTGGTGGCGCTGCCGTGTTGGTGGTGGACGGTATCTTGATCTCTAGGGGACATGATTCGTTGACGAAAGCGTATGGCGAAGCTGCGGACTCTCATTGGCGTTGGTTGCTGTTCGCTTTGTGGGGGTACCTGTTCCTACATCTGCATGCCCCGGTGTTGGGGTTGCCCGGTTGGTTATCTAAATTTGATCCGTTAGCGGCTATAGGTCGCTTTCTCTCTTAGGAGTTATTTCATGCCCACTATCACGGGATATATTCAGGCGAAGCATTACCGCTATGGCACTCGTCGTAAGACGATGGTTGTTATTCATTGTATGCAGGCTCCGCAGACCAACGGGCGGGCTAAGGGAGTGGCCGGATATTTTGCTACCACGAACCGTGCTGCATCTACCCAGTTCTGTGTGGATAACCGGGAAGTGTGGCAGAGTCTCCGCATTGACTCCCAAACGCCTTTCGGTGCCGGGTTCGGCAGTAACGCTGATGGACTGCATATCGAACAGCCGGGTTATGCGGAGTATAACCGTGACCAATGGTTGACTCCGTATGGCCACGACACTTTGAGGGTGTTGGCTAAGCTGGTGGCTGAACTGTGCAAAGAGCACGGTATCCCCCACCGGATCCTTTCGGTTGCCGACCTGAAGGCCGGTAACCGTTCCGGTATCACGTTTCATAAAACTTTGTCTGACGCTGCTGGTGGCGGTCACTGGGACCCCGGACATTCGTGGCCAACCGATGTATTCATGCGTTACCTTGCGGAAGCTTCCGGTGGACCTACCCCGATCCGTCTTGGCGGGAACAATGACCCGGAGGCTGTGAAGCGCATCCAGAAGTTCTTGCAGGGAGTAGGCCTATACGATGGCGACATCGACGGGATCTACGGTCCTGTCACTAATCACGGTGCGCATATCTGGAAGCACTGCTACATGGACATTAAGGACGGTAACGGTGACTGGACGATGGACACGATCATCAAAACCGTTCAGTGGGGCCAGTTCCTAGAGGCGGTAGCCGAACAGACTAAGAAGCCACCCTTCAAGGTCCTTGAGGTTGGTGCGGAGAACAATCCCGGCCACGTTTCATCTGTACAGAACACCCTCCGGGGCTTGAAGCTCTGGGACGGAGACAACGAGGGTGTCTACGATCAGTCGGTGGCTGATGCTGCTAAGAAGTGGCAGGAGTTCCTTTCTCTACCCCAGCACGGCAAGTGGGATGAGGAGACTGCTAGGGCCACGTGGGCTTGGGTCCGGTATATGAACGCTGCGGGGGAATGATGCGGGCGGTTGAGGTTCAGAGAATCAAAGAGGATGACCGTGCGGTCTGGTTAGCCACCGAGATAGACGATGTGGAAACCCAGATCGTTTCGTCGGTGGATAAGTTGACTGATAGGGTCGACAGTTTCCAGAAGGTCCTAATAGGGGTCCTTATCGCTATCACAACCTCTGCGATCATGTTGGCGATTAACTTGGTCGTTCAGGCTTCGTCGTGACTAAACAGTGCCCGGCTTGGGCCGTGTACGTGATGATTGCTTTAGCTTCCGCTGTTCTAGCTTTGGGGGTTGTAGACTATACGCAAGCGGACTCTCTTGACGTTTCTGAGCAGTTGCGCACTGTTTGTGGTGGCGGAACTGAGGAGGAATGCGGGGAGTTCATTATTCGTGTCCGGCAACATCTGGAAACCCACCCTTGAGCAGACACCTTGTAATCCCCGACCTTCAGGTCCGCCCCGGTCTACCTTCCCTAGAGTGGGTCAGTTGGATATCTGAGTATGCGTGCGACTCTCGTCCTGATGTGATCGTGAACCTTGGCGACCACTGGGATTTTCCCTCCTTATCGTCTTATGACGGTCGAGGTTCAAAGGCTATGGAGAACCTTCGACTTTGGGACGATATCGAGGCGGGTGACGAGGCTTTTCGTTTGTTGGATGATCCTATTTCCCGTAAGCGTTCGTGGTCGCCACGCAAAATCTTTTTGCACGGCAACCACGAGCATCGACTGACCAGGGCCATCGACGCTAACCCGCAACAGCTGGAGGGTGTCGTTTCGCTCGACGATCTCGACTCCAGGGACTGGGAGGTCCACCCCTTCCTCGAACCGGTTGTGGTGGACGGAGTTCACTATGCACACTTTTGGTATCGTCCGATGTCGGGTAGGCCATATTCTGGTTCCCCCGATCTTCGTCTGCGCCATCTGGGTTTTAGTGCCGTGCAGGGCCACGAGCAGGGGCTGCAGTGGGCGACTAGATACACCGGTGGGCGGAACCAAAACTTTCTGGTTGCTGGGTCTTGCTATCCCTTCCATTCGCAAGCCGAGTACCGGGGACCGCAGGCGGGGCTTTCAGATCCGCAACGTCCAGGCCACTGGAATGGCGTTGTTGTTCTGAACGAGTGCGACGGCGAAGGTGGCTTCGATATCTGCACTGTTTCTCTGGATTACTTGTGTCGCAAGTATGCGGGGATGTCTCTGCCGAAGTGGGTTGCGAAGGTGTCTAAGTGATGGATGAGTCCATCCTTGAGGAAGCTCAGAGGCTGGTGCTTGGCGATCGTATGGATGGCTACGGGGATCCTGGCGAGAACATGGCTAGGGTCGCTAGGTTGTGGTCTGTGGTTCTCGGGGTTGACGTGTCCGCCGAACAGGTCGCCTTGTGCATGGTCTTGATGAAGGTCAGCAGGCAATGTAATGGATATAAACGAGACACCCTAGTTGATATAGCTGGGTACGCACTAACGATAGGGTTGATGTATGAAACTGATTAAAGATATTTCCGAGCGGGTCGTCTGGACTTACGTGCAGACGTTCCTGGGTCTGCTGTTGGCGTCCGGCATGTTCGCCGACGGTGCCCTTGACCTTTCGGTGTTGCAGTCTGCTGCGGTTGCGGCCGTTCCTGCTGCACTTGCGGTCCTGAAGGGTGTTGCGGCTTCCCGTGTCGGTGACCCGAAGACCGCAAAGTTTGAATAATCCTTGACAGGGTGGCGTTCTGCGTATACAAAGAAACTATGATCTTCGCACTAATCCTCACGGCAATGGTTCTCGCTTGGTTCGCACTAGGCGTGATCTTCGCCAAGGGACCTAAGCCCACTCGGTCCGGGGTTGTTGTGGAAACTCCCGCTTCTGGGCTGACTGCTCGGGAGTTGGAACGCCAACAAACTGGTCACTAAATAACACCTAAAAGTTTAGACCCCCCTTCCGTAGGCTAATCCCCTTGCCTGCTGGTGGGGGGGTCTTTTATTGTCTCGGGGCAAGTTGCATTCCTCACCGGTTGTGAGTAGTGTGGTGTGCTCACAGTTTCTCAAAGAAAGGCAGACCAATGGAAATATTTATCATCGTGCTGGCCATCTTGGCTAGTGGCGCTTTATGGGGTGCACGGAAACTGCACAACTTCCATGATTGGGCTCGGGGACCTGTCGGGGGACCTAGCGGGGATCCGAGGGAACTTGAAGAACTCGAATACATCGCACGACACCGGGAAGGTCTGGATGATGACGCTTCCTAAGTTGCATGCATGGCGAGAGCAGGGGGCTTGCCACACTAAGAAGGCTCCCCTGTCGCTGTTCTTCCCCGAAGCCGGTAGGAGGCTCGGGAAGGACGATTGGGCGAAAGGCAAAGCCTATTGTGCTCTGTGCCCTGTCCGGGACAAGTGTCTTGAGTTCGGAACCTTTCAGGTCATGGACGGTACCGGACTGTATGGGGGCATGAGCCCCGTCGAACGCAGAACTTACGTGAAATATAATGGTTGGCTTAAAGTAGACCTTGTGTCTGGATGGTATGAACAGGGGTATACCCCCGACGAGATACAACAGTATTTGTGGCCGTTGCACGACGATGACCATTCCGTTAGGGCTCTGATCACTAAGGGCCAGAATCGTAAGAACAGGAAGCCGAACGTATGACCGCCACTAAGTGGACTTCCAACTATGCCCTTGAGGGGGCGATGACCCGTGAGGAGTACTACAAGGTCCGGGAAGAGGAGGAAGACAAGATCTCTCCTAAACCAAGGGCTCACCATAAACAGAACGGTGGCAGTGTGACTGCGACGATCAAAAAGGCTGGTGCACCACAATGATGTATTTGACGGCAGATTCTCCAGCTCACCCGAATAAGTTGCGTACCACCTACTACGGGGCCAGATATTACGTGGACCACCTCCCCGACGACGAGGTTTGGCCGCAAGATACCGAGCGGTACCCTAGCGTGACGACCATTAAGGGGGCGATGAACAAGGAGTTCCGCAAGAAGCTTCCCTCGGGTAACGTCTACCCTCTCGATGCCGTCAGGGCCGGTCAAGTGGCTATGGGGCACGTGGACTGGTTGGCGGACCAGGACGAGGAAGACGGTGTGGAGTTCATCGCTAACAAGGCCGGTGGCGCACTGCGGTCCGCTGGTAAGCGAGGATCTGGGGTGCATCAGTATATTGAGGACCGTATTTTGGGTCGGGACCCTTTGCCGGGGATGACCCCCGTTGAAGCCCAACCGTATCTCGCCACTGCTGACCGGATGCTAGAAGAGCTACAGTTGACCCCCATCTATCTCGAACACTGTGTTTTCAACCGTGAGATTGGCTATGCCGGGACGTTCGACGCTATCTGTGAGGTTGATGGTCTGGATGGGGGCACGTACCTGATCGACTGGAAGAGTCGGGGCGCTGATTCTAAGCACGGTGCCTACCCTGAGGAGGCTATGCAGTTGGGTGCCTACGCTGCTTGCCAAGGTGACAACGGGTATCTAATCACTGAGGTGGACGGCGAAGCTGTCCGACGTCCGCTCCCCGATATCGACGGCGGTCTGATTGTGAGCATTAAGCCATGAGTAAGAAGGCAGAATGCCAAAGGTGCGGGGTTGAAGCAAACGAATGGGATTTCCACTCCTATAACCGCCTTGACGGCGATATTTGGGAGGCTACGTGCCA